ACCTAGATGGATACGGTGCGGTCATCTTCGATCCGCGATCCGATCAACCCTGCAGCAGGACATACCTATCCTGTTGGAGCTGAGTATTAAGACCTCTCAGAAGGTCGAAAAGAAAGTGTGCTCGGTCTGCGAAAGTGGCAGCGAAGCGATGCTCAGAAAGTACAAAGAAGAACGGTTCCGGAATGTCGTTATAGACGATTCCCATTTAGAGCGTTTTAGGGGGTTGGTTGCCCAGACCATCCCAAAAGCTTGGAACCGCCGGAAGTACCCGTATATTCCGAACGGGAACGCCACGCTGGGAAACAAAAGAAAAGAGGGGGGTAATTGGGTTCAGGAACCCTTTTCCCGTGGTTGTCGGCCCGAACTGGTCTACAGTTCTGGGAAACCTCGCGTTGTCACCCTGTACAGTACGTACAACGTAGAGACGCTGACACCACTACACACTGCCCTCTACAGCGTGTTACGGAGGAAGGAATGGCTCTTAGTTGGGGATCCCACTAACGAAAGGGTCAGTCGATTACGCGGACTTGACTGGGTGTCCGTAGACTACAAGGCGGCGACAGATAATATTAAAGCTGCCTACGTCCGTAGTGTAATTGACGTCTTAATTGACAAAGGTGAGGACCTCTCGGAACAAGAGGTGGCGTGCTTACGCGTTCTCTGCGAACTTCGGTTCGACGAAGAGGGCGAAGCTGCCTCGACTGGTCAGCCGATGGGGAGCCCGATGAGCTTCCCTGTGCTGTGTCTGATCAACAATACCGTTTTCGAGATGGCATTGCAGGACCTTGCCGAGTCAGGGAGAGTCGAAGTGAAGGCAAATAAGCTTCGGCGACATCGTCGTCTCATCAACGGCGATGACTTGCTTTTTCGCGATCTTACTCCGGATCACGCACTGTTCCGTTTGGTCGTCTCCAATGGCCTCGCTGTCGGTTTAACCGTCAACGAGGAGAAGACGATGAGGGACGCCCATCTTGCAGAAGTGAATTCAACTCTCTTCATTGATGGGCAAAAGCAAAAGAAAACGAATGTGTCGGCTCTCTTTATGAGTCGCGAGAATGTGGACGTCCTTGGCTATGCGCAGGAGTCGGTCCGGACGAAAAAGGGCTTTGCTACCCTAGTTCGGAAGTCGGCGAACCAGCTTGCGTATCAGCAGATAAAGATCATCTCACCTCTGTCACAACCATTTGCAGAGGTCGCCTTTGGCGATAAGAAAATAAGAGACGCGCTGCACTGCTCGGCTCCCTCGGGAGAGACAGCGACACCGAACCCTTTTCCGATAGTTGAGAGACCCGCTCACTACTACCTATCACGCGCGGAGGAGGTGGAGGCGATCAATATTGCTGTAAGCCGGTATAGGGATGCCGGCTATCGCCCTGCTAAGCCTAAAAAGCTCAGGGTGGTCCGTGATAGGAAAAGTTTGGGGAGGCTTGCTGCCCCAACACGCCAAAAAAATAAAACCAGTAATGAGACAATCCTTAAAGTCTTGGCAGATTACTGGGAGAGGAAAGAATGGGAGGAGATAGCTGAGAGACCCGGACAGGTTTTTGCCTTACCTGTCATCGACGAGCCCCAAATAAACTACCTCGTTGGACAAATACGGGTTACAAAGGAAAGGTGGGGAGCCGGCCCCTGTCAGACACTTGTGGATTCTGACGATCCGGTGGGCATGCGGTATGACTACATCG